TATCTTGCCGATGACGGTATTAGACTATTAAGTGCTACAGATCGTATTGGTGACTTTGCTTTGGGATTGCCATCAGATATAATCGCAAAAGACGCATCAGAATTTATTAGTGCTACTAGTCAGTTTGCTTCTATAACTATTAGAAAAAAAGCACAGTATAGAATATTTAGTTTTATCGAAAGCCAACAAGCTGGCGGTGCTCAAGGATTACTAGTTACAAAGTTTATAGCACAGGGTTCTTCTGGATTAGCTTGGGGTAAAACTAAAGGCATAAAAGTAAATGTAATTGACTCTGATTACACATCTACAGTAGAGACAATTTGTTTTGGTAATACAGATGGGTATGTATACAAGCTAGATACTGGTAGTAGTTTTGATGGCGGTAACATTGAAGCTATTTATGAGTCTCCGTTTATGCCCGTTACAGACCCACAAATACGTAAAACTTTTTATAAACACACACTATACCTTGAGCCTTTAGGTACTACAAACTTTACAGTAGGTCTTAAATTTGATTTTGATAGAATACCTGCTAATGGTGTACTTCAACCTGCTACACAGACTATTACATCTACAGGTTCTGCGGTATCTTTTTACGGTAACCCATCTTATGTATATGCGAGAACAGAAAGTTTTACAGCTACAGCAGCACAAACAGCTTTTGTAATACAGGATGTAGCATATACGGTTGGAACAAATATAGATAAAGTAGCTTTGACTATTAACGGCGTTGCAAGCGAAGCATTTTCAGTTGCAAGTGTAGCTGATGGCGACAACTACGATATAACAATAACACTAGATACTGGAGCAACAGAAGATGATGTAATATTTGTTGCTCTTATACCACCATCTGTAACAAAACTTAGTTACTTTGGTGGTGAGCTAGATAAAATATATAATACAAATGTAATAGGGTCAGGTAAAACTGTAGCTCTTCGTATTACAGATGATTCTACAAATCCTTCATTTACATTGGACACATCTATTTTAGAGTTTAGGCAAAACGATAGACAGTAAGGAACCTTAACATGGGTAATAGCTATACAAGACAAGCGGGTGCTTCTAATATTGCTAACGGTAATATTATTGACGCTACAGATTTAAATTCTGAATTTGACGCATTAGATTCTGCGTTTAATTCTTCGACGGGTCACACACACGATGGCTCTGGAAATGGAGCACCTATTGTAAAAACAGGCCCAGGATTAGAATTTATTTTTAACGCTGGAAATGTTACACCAAAAACTTCTGGAACAAACATAGACATTGGTACTGCTTCTCTTAAGTTTAACAATGCTAACTTTAAAGGTACAGTAAGTGCGCCTACATTTACTGCTACCTCTGGTGCCACTATCCCTAGCCTTACTGTCGGTAGCAGCACAGCCGTAACTTCTGTTGACGCAGATTTGTCAAGTGTATCTGCTAGCCACGACACATTGGCTTCAGCCAAAGCTATTAAGACGTATATTGATAGCCAAGTTACTGCACAAGACCTAGACATTAGTGATGGGTCAAATACAGGCTCTATCGACTTAGACAGTCAAACTTTAACCTTTACAGGTGGCACAGGCATTACTACTAATGTAGCAGATAATGTGGTAAATAGCGTTGTAGTAGGTCAAAAAGTTACAATTTCTACAAATGATAGTGCAATTGTACACGACAGTCTATCAGGCTTTGTAGCTGCAGAACACGTAGATCACTCAGGTGTATCCATTACAGCAGGTAATGGTCTTACAGGTGGCGGTACTATTGAAGCTACACGTACTCTAACTGTTGATCCCCATACAGGTATTGCTGTAACAGCAGACGGTGTAGCTTTATCACACTTAGGTTTGGAAAGCCTAGCTGATCCTGATGCTGATCGTGTAGCCTTCTGGGATGACAGTGAAGGTGCATTTAAGTGGCTAGAGATGGGTTCTAACTTAGCTATTAGTGGTACAACACTTAACGCTACGGATACTAACACAACCTACAGCACAGCTACTACTAGTACACTAGGCTTAGTTAAACTAGGCTCTGATACAGATCAAACTACTGCTCCTAATGCTGTAACAACTACAGCAAATAGAAGTTATGCAATACAACTTGATAGCAGTGACCAGATGGTTGTTAACGTTCCTTGGACAGATACAACTTATAGCACAGCCACATCAAGTGCTCTTGGGTTAGTTAAACTAGGTAGTGATACAGAACAATCTACTGCTGCTGAATCTGTCACGTCTACAGCTAGCCGTACTTACGCAGTTCAACTTAACGGCAGTGATCAAATGGTAGTCAACGTACCTTGGGTGGATACTAATGACAACACTACCTATACGGCTGGCACAGGTTTAACTTTAGATGGCACAACTTTTAATGCTAACGTAGATGCTACAACACAGACTGTTGCATCAGAGACAGTATCAGCTACAGCAAGTCGTACATATGCAGTGCAGGTAGATAGTAGTGATAACCTAGTGGTAAACGTACCTTGGAGTACATCGGCTACTTCTCCAGCTTCATATACTATTGATGCTGTTGATAACATTATTCTTGATTCAAACGATACACAGTATTTTAAATCAGGTGGTGATGACTCAGACATTAGTGCACCCATGTTCTACTTCCAAGGGAATACCCCTTCAACAAACGGCAACTACCCCGTTAATATAAGATTATACAACAATTCTCCTAACCCTTCTAGCAACACAGACTTAGGTAGAATTGCTTGGCACATGGACAACAGTGCAGGTGATGAAAGAATGTTTGTGGGGATAGATGCCTATGTCACTGATTATACTGCTCTTTCTTTAGACTCAAGAATAGAAATATTTATACGTAGCAACGATAATGTACTTAATGTATTTGAAGCCGAAGGTGGTGCACTAGGTGGTGATACCTACATTCGCTCTTCAGACGATATTTATATTAATTCTGGAGATGATATAATTTTAAGTGCTCCTGGTGGAAATATGTTCCTTGAGTCTGGCGATAGTACAACTTATCCTTATTTTACATTTAGGGCTACAGAAGCAACAGACAGAGATACAACTGTAGATATTGAAATTAGAAACAGAGATACTGTACCCGCTGACGGTCAAACATTAGGTCAATTTCGCTTTACTGGTGAAGATGATAATAGTGCAATTAAAAACTATGTAACACTAGAAGCAATTGCTAAAGATGTAAGCCCCGCTACACAAGATGGCACATTTAAAATTAAAGTATTTAACAATGGTTCTGAAGTGGATGTATTTGAAGCAAATGATGCTGCTGGTCACACTGTTATAAGTGCAGGTAATGATATATACCTAAAGGCCAACAGTGATAATGTAATTTTTCAAGGTTTAAATAGTACAAGTGCACAAATAGATTTTGCAATGGCAGGTTCTAGTGAGCAGTATATTAAGTCCTCTGGTACACTTAAAATATTTACCTCTTCTAGTTCTAGTTTAACCCTTAATACTACTTTTAGCGGTGCAAACTTAACTGTTGCAGGGGCCTTATCCAAAGGCTCAGGCTCATTTAAGATTGACCACCCACTACCAGCTAAGACAGAGACACATCACCTAGTTCACTCATTTATTGAAGGACCACAGGCTGATCTTATCTACCGTGGACGTGCAGAGCTAGTAGATGGTACAGCTACAGTAAACATAGACACTGCAGCAGGTATGACTGAAGGTACATTTGTAGTGCTATGTCGTGATGTACAATGTTTTACATCGAACGAATCAGGATGGACTGCAGTAAAAGGTTCTGTGTCAGGTAACACTCTTACTATTACAGCACAGGATAACACATGCACAGACACTATTTCTTGGATGGTTGTAGGTGAACGTAAAGACCAGCATATGATTGACACTGATTGGACTGACAGTGAGGGACACGTTATTGTTGAACCTGAAAAACCAGTCTAGTATGTAAACATAAAGGAGAAATATTATGGCTAAAAAAGAACAAAACACCATAAATATTGACGGTAAAGAATATACAGAAGATCAACTTACAGATGAACAAAAGATTATTATTAATCACATTAGTGACTTAGACCGTAAAATGGGTTCAGTTAAATTTAATCTTGATCAAATGGCAGTAGGTCGTGATGCATTTGTAAACATTTTAAAACAATCTTTACAAGAAATAAAAGAAACAGAAGAGGCAGCATAAATTATGGAAGAGAATTGGCACATGTCTAAATCAGTACCTATTAGTTTTTTAGTAGGAATATTAATGCAGACCCTTGCATTGGTTTGGTATGTGTCAACTCTCGATTCTGCCATTAAACAAAATTCTCGTGATCTCACTAGACAAGAAATACGTATAGACACACTAGAAAGAACTGTACAATCACAAGCTGTAACATTAGGTCGAATAGATGAGAACATAAAAGCTATTCGTGATCTCGTAAAAAAGATGGCTGACAACAGGGAAAACTAAAGTGATTGATCCGATTACAGCGTGTGGGCTTGCCACTTCTGCCTTTAACGCAATCAAGCAAGGCATTGCCGTAGGCCGTGATCTCCAAGACATGACAGGGCAACTTTCCCAGTGGGGAAAAGCATTTAGTGATTTTACCTACGCTGAAGAAAAAAGTAAGAACCCACCGTGGTATTCCTTTAAAGGCTCTGACAGTGAAACCGCAATCCAAATTTTTGCTGAAAAGAAAAAGATGGAAAACATGCGCAATGAAATAAAATCATTCATCTCGTGGAACTATGGCCCAAGCGCATGGGAAGAAGTGTTGGCAATTGAAGCCCAGATGCGGAAGCAACGTAAAGAAGAACTCTATAGAAAAGAAGAATTAAAACGTACTATTATAGAATATACTGTAGGGATATTGGCAGCAGCTAGTGGTGTAGCAATTATAGCAGGAATAATTTGGTTGATTGGAAGAGATCAAGGTAGATGGTAATAGGAATATAACATGATGCAGTTTCAAGGATTTAAACCAGAATCATTACAGCGTATTGCAGGTACGCTTGGTTATCAAGGAGATATGAACTCCTTTGAACAATATCTGATGGACAATCCAGATAAAAAGAAAACTATGGATGGTTACATAAACACAGCTATGCAAATGGCTAGGGGTGGTGTTATATATGCTGCTGAAGGTAGTGATGTAACTAATACCACTAAATCTGATCCTGCTGTATTACCACAACAAACTATCCCACAAGCTAATATTGATGCAGATTCAAACTTGCAGCAAGCTATGGTTCAACAAGCAACAAGTCCTGGATTACCTGTAGGTGCAGCAGTTGTACCAGTTGGTACACAGTTAGATGCAGGGCAACTTGTAGACAGTTCATCAGGACAGTTAACAGGACCAGCTACTGCAGTACCTACAACAATGGCAAGTACTACATTAGCTACAGGGCAAACTCAACCTACTACAAGTACAGTAACAGCCACACAAGTAGCAGATGAAATTAAAGATGCAACTGCACAAACAGGAACTGTATCGGATGAAGCAAAGGTAACTGCCGCACAACAAACTGAATCTGCCGTATCAGATTTAAAAGCTGCGCAGGGTAAAGCATCATTGATGACAAATCCCGTGCAACGTGAAATTCAGGACGGTGAACTTATAAGTGGTGCAGCAGACGCACAGAAAGCTGCTAAGTTTACTGAACAGATTCAAGCAGCTACTGCTACGCCAAGTAAACAAGCTACTGTACAAGGTCAGTTAGAAGGCTTAATGCAACAGTTTGAGGGTGGTAATACACCTGCATGGGCAGCAGGAGCTATGAGAGGCGCTATGGCTGCACTAGCTGAACGTGGATTGGGTGCATCTTCTATAGCAGGGCAAGCTGTTGTACAAGCTGCAATGGAATCTGCACTACCTGTAGCAATGGCAGATGCACAGACACAATCACAATTTGAACAACAGAACTTGTCAAATCGTCAACAACGTGCTATGCTTGCAGCACAACAACGTGCACAGTTTATGGGCCAAGAATTTGATCAAGCATTCCAAGCACGTGTTGCAAATGCATCTAAGATCAGTGATGTTGCTAACATGAACTTTACTGCTGAACAACAGATTGCTTTAGAAAACTCTCGTGCAACAAACACTATGAACTTAGCTAATCTTGGTAACAAGCAAGCTATGGTCATGGCAGAAGCTGCAGCACTTGCTAATTTAGATATGGCAAATTTAAGTAATAGGCAGCAAGCTGCAGTGCAAAATGCACAGGCTTTCTTGCAGATGGATATGACTAACTTAAACAACAAACAACAAACTGAATTGTTTAATACACAACAACAGGCGCAAGCGTTGTTCACAGATCAGGCTGCAGCCAATGCGGCAAAACAGTTTAATGCATCTTCAGAGAATCAGGTAAATCAATTCTTTGCAAACCTTGCATCTAACACGTCACAGTTTAATGCATCTCAATCAAATGCACAGGCACAATTTAATGCAGGTCAACAGAATGTAGTCGAACGTTTTAATGCTGAGATAAACAACCAACGTGAGCAATTCAATGCGCAGAACCGTTTGGTAATTGATCAGAACAATGCACAATGGCGCAGAGAAATTGCAACTGCAGATACTGCAGCAGTGAACCGTGCTAATGAAATTAATGCTGGTGCTCTACTAGGGGTATCCCAAACAGCGTACAATAACTTGTGGCAAAACTATTCAGATAACATGGAATGGGCATGGACATCTGCTGAAAATGAACGCAGTCGAATTAGTAGACTTGCAGAAGTAAAGCTACAAGCTGATACACAATTTGATGCACTTAAATATAAATCAGACGCAGATGCATCTGCAGGATTCGGTGCATTAATTGGAACACTATTTACATCCGATCTAACTAACACACTCGGCGGCAGCATCCTTGGCAAAATATTTTAACTAGGAGAATAAAATG